GCCGCCAGGTGACGGCCGAGAAGAACTCGACGGTCACCGCGTCCGCCGTCTCCTCGCCCGGCATGACGTAGCGGATGCGGAAGGAGCCGCGCGCGATGTTGCGCGGCCCGAACAGGGCCACCGGCAGCATCTGCGGGCTGTCGCGGATCACTCGCACCACGCCGCCCTGCTGAATGGGCACGGCCCGACCGCAGCGGGCGATGCGGGTCAGCGCCTCCCACACCGTCATGGAGGTGTCGAAGACGCCGTCGAAGCGGTCGCCCCGCTGCTCCCACAGGGCATCCAGAGCCGCGAGGCCGGCAAGATCGATGCGCCCGTCCGCCAGCCCCGCGCCGTAACTGGCTCGGGCTACGTCGGCGAGGACCCAGGCGATGGAGCGGGTGGGCACCGGCTGCGACCAACCATTCGGCGACCACACCGGCAGCTTGCGCGTCACGATGCAGTTGACCATCCGCGAGGTGCGCTGCGAGAGATTGTCGGTGGCCCGCATGCGGATCGCGAGCAGCGTCACCTGGCCGTAGTCGGGCTCGTCCTGGAGCCAGGCCTTCAGACCCGCCCAGCGGATCTCGTGGCCGGCGCGGGACGACAGGTCCTTGTCGTCGGTGCGCTTGAGCCGCACCTCGTAACGCCCCGGCGTGATCGCATACTTGAAGCTGAGACGGATCGGCGTGTTGGTCGCGGCCGAGTGGGTCTCGGATGCAAGCTGGAGCCAGTCGTCCAAGGCCAGGCCGTCGTCGTCGATGGCGCGGGCCTCGACCACCCAGCTCGCCGAACGGCCGTCGAGGCCGCCGGAGTCGTTAGCGTAGTAAAGGCCGCGGGCGAAGACGATGTCGATGCCGAGATGGGTTGCGGTGGTCTCGGCGGAGGCCGAGACGAAGGGGCCAATCCAGCCGGTCTCGCCCGAACCGAGATCGTTCGGCGCCGTCAGTTCCTGCCCGGCCACCTCGGGGGCGGTGGTGACGTTTGGATCGAACAGGGTGACGGCGCCGCCCGGCTCGACGAGTTCGTACTGGACCTCGGCGAAGTTGCCGATATCCGTGTCCTCGACGCGGATCGCCTCGACCTGGTAGTGGCCCTGGCCGATGACGTGGAGCTGGTGCAGGTACTGCTCGTTGCCCTGGTACTCCTGCCAGGGCTCGGCGGCGAGGTCGGGATAGATCAGGTGCCGGCCATAGACCACCGGGATGGGCTGGCCCAGGCGCGCCTGATTGCCCTGCGCCTGGAGCGAATAGGTCGGACTCGGGCTCGGCGGACTGCCGATGCTCCCCAGTCCCCAATCGGCCGACGGCCGTGACGGGCTCGGCGCCGGGACGAGCGCGTTGATCAGGGCGCCGCCCGCGATGTTGACCGCGCCCGAAATGACGCCGCCGAAAATCTGGCCCCAGGTGACGGAACCGAAGGCCGCCGCACCTGCCTCGAAGCCGAGCGCGCCCGCAAGCGCCCCGCCCAGCGCGGCCCCGGCGACCACGCCCGCCACCATGACGGCGACCATGAGCACGGTGCGGAGCGGATTCTTGCCGCCGCCCCCGCCTCCGCCGCCACCATGGGGAAGTGCCACGAAGCAGATCACGTCGCCGGAACGGATCGCCAGTTGCGACCATTCGCCTCGCATCACGGCACGGCCATTCACCAGGCAGACGGTGGGTTGGTGGAATTCCTCGATGCCGCGCGCGTCCAGCCAGCCCCGGATGGTGACCGGTTTAGGAACCGGCACGACTTCCCGGTCCCGCTCGGGCCGGAAGGCGTTGCGGACCAGCACCACGACGCCGGGGCGGTTCATCCGTCGTCTCCGATGAAACGATAGAAGCCCTCGATCCGCCAGCCATGGGCGGCGAGGCTGTCCAAGCCTTGCGCGACCACGCCCTTATCGCGGACGACGTGCAGCACACGGCCGCCATCTTCGTTCAGCCACACGCCCACATGGACGGGATAGCGGGCCTGGCGCATGAGCACGCAGTCGCCTTCTTGAGGCGTCTCGACCAGGTCCCAGCGCCGGCGCTCCGGGTGGTCGCGGAAACGGCGCGCGATCGTCAGCAGGTCGTCGGGATTGGGGATGGTGGGCAGATCGCGTCCGAACCGCTCGCGCTGGACATGGCGCACCAGCGCCCAGCAATGGAACGAGTGCGGCCCTTGCCCGTCGGCCGCCCAAGGACGGCCGATGTAGGCGGAGGCCCAGTGCGGGCGCCGGGGTTGGCTCAGGGCGGCCGGCGCCATTTCAAGAGTCGTCATCGCCGCAGTCCGGGGTATTTCCTGATGGTGTAGATTTCGCTCGGGAACGCCTTGTTGCCGATGTCGAGCACCCGCGCCCGGCCGGTGACCCGGAAGACATCCACCTCGACCTCGGAGAGCGTCATGGTCATCGGCGGGTCCATCTGCGGCCCCTCGATGTCGGTCGAGAGGTAGGGCCGGTACGTGACCTCGATGCGCTCCTGGCTGACGGCCGCGGCGTCGAGGTGCTTCGCGATCTCGCGGCCGACGTTGTCGAGCGTGACGACGATCTCCGGCACCGGAATGGTGTCGACGGGCGGCAGTTCCAGATCGAAGCCGAGCGCCACGAAGGGAACCAGCAGACCGGCATCCCGCGGCGCACCCGCCTCCAGCCGCGCCACCAGCCCCACTTTCCGTCGTGCCTCCGCGTCAAGGCCTTCCAGCACCGCTTGCACCTCGGCACCGCCGAGCGCGAGCCAGGTGGCGGTGTCCTCGAAGTTGCGCACCACTCGGATGGGCTTAGGGCTCCCGTCCTCGACGAAGGCCGGGTGCCAGATTTCGAGCGTGTGCAGGACGATGACGTCGGCCGGTGCCGAGGCGTAGGCCTCGCGGATGGCGGCCGAGAGAGCGGGATCGGGCATGGCGGCTCAGGAGGCGGCCTGTTCGGCCGGCTGGCGAATGACGCGGATACGGTTGGGAAGATCGGGACGGCGCAACACCGGTCCCTCGATCTCGACCAGCACGAGGCGCGTCAGCCAGTAGAGCGAGATCGCGAGGAGCGCGAGGTTCCAGGTGAAGCTGTTGTCGCACGCCTGCCGCCAGAGATCGCCTTCGAGGAACAGGCAGGCCCCCTTGCAGAGCTGGACGACCGGGCAGCGAACGCATTCCTCGCGCGTCGACCAGTGATGCGCGGTCGTCAATCGGATGTCCTCGAACGCGTCGATCGAGCCGATGCGGTGCTTGGTCGCAGCGCTGGTGTTCTGGCAGGTGAGCGCGTTGCCCTTGAGATCGACCGCTAGGTGCTCGGGCCGGTCCATGCCGCATTTCTGGCCGAGGGAGGACGCGGAACGGGATTCGGCCAGCGAGCGGAAGAAGTCCTCGCACTTGCGGCGCACGGCGCCGACCGGCATGGAGCGGCCCGTGACCGCCTCCCACCAGACCTCCTGCAGGACCCGGTCGTGCTCCTCGGGGCTGCTGGGCGAGAGCGCCATGCCGCCCGCGTCGTAGGGGAGCAGCAGTTCCTCGGAGGTCAGCGGCACGTTGACGGGATCGATGCCGAGCCGAGCACCGATGTACTCGCGGATGGCAACCAGCGAGCGGTTCTCACCGGTGAGCACGCAGTTGAAGCCGATCCGGCCCTTCGGGAACAGCCGGTCGTAGAGCTTGCGGATGGCGGCGCGGCGGGCCGGGTCTTCGAGCGGATCGGGGCCGCGCGCCGCCACGTGGCCCGGACCGTCGTGGCTGACTCCGACGCCGAACCCGAGCCCGTCCAGCCACTCGATCTTCTCGTCGTCGATGAGCGAGCCGTTGGTGACGATATTGAACTCGGCCTTGGGAAAGAGAGCGCGCAGCTCAGTGCCGAGCACTTTCAGCGCCTTCCAGTAGACGAAGGGCTCGCCGCCCCAGAACTCGATGCGCAGGCCCTTGCCTTGGCCGTCCTCGCCGCCGTCGAACCACTCAGGCAGCTTCTTCAGGAACGCGCGCACGTCCTCGATGCCGCCCTGAACCTCATGCGGCTGGCTCGCCTGGTTGCAATAGGTGCAGGAATAGTTGCACTTGAGCCCCATCTGGATTTTGAGGACGCGGACGTTGCGGCTCTTGTGGGCTGGGTTCTCGGGCGAGACCGGGAACGCGGACTTCCAGTCGCGCAGGGCGCTGCCGTAGTCCATGCCGACGGCGGCGAGGCTCACGCGCTCACCGGTGTCCTCCCACACCAGCTCCGAGACATGCGGCCGGTAGAGGAGATGGCGCGAGCTTCCGTTCCGGCCCGCCATGGCGAGCCGGTATTCGAGGACATTGGGCATGTCAGGGGACCTGGATGCGGTTTCGGTCGGAGGAGCCGTTCTCTTGCGCGTCGAGCCACGCGAACACGCGGTGCTTCTCGCGCGAGAGCCGGCAGTCGATCTCGTGGGTCTGCGAGAGGTGGCAGTTGCCCCGGCACCAGCTCCGGATCGCGCAGGCGCGGCAGTCATCGCTCCTGACCCAGCGCCAGGCACGGTCGAGCGCAGCCCGCTCGGCCTCGTCGCGCGGCCCCGAGCCATCGAACAGATGGCCGGTGCGGTAACCCGTCTTCACCCCGTGGTGGCAGGCGTAGCGGTTGCCGGCGAGGTCGACGGAGAGGTGATCATGGCCGTGGCACAGCGGCTCGACCTCTCCACCCGCCCGGGCGAGGCCCGCGCGCCACTCCGCGAGGTGGCCGTCGAAGAAGACCCGCGCATGCCGGTGGCCGGCGAGCCGCAGCCAGGCAAGCTCCCACAGATGCTCGACATGGCTGTCGAGGGACTCGTCCGTGAACCGATAGCGCGGATCGCAGCCCTGCGTGGCGCGGACCCAATGGGCGTAGGGCCAGAACGGCCGGCCGTACTTCACCTCCAGCCGTTCCAGCTTCTCGAACAGCGGCCAGATATGAGGGGTCTCGGCGGTGAACAGGAACGACACGCTGGAGCGGCGCAGCCGCCGCACCATGTCCCAGTTGGGCTGGCCGAAGGCGCCATGGTCGCTCACCACCACGTGCATGCCCCATTCGTTGAGCCGGTCGACGTGCTCGGGCGCGAG